GCCTGTAGCTTGGCGAGGTTGAGCTGTTGCTGCGCGACCAGAGATTGGTTCCTGATCTGCTGCTGGTTGTAGTCTTGGTACGATCCGATAGCGTTACCCATAGAGGTAGCGAACTGACCACCAAGATTAGGCGCAAGGAACCCACGGGACAGGGCCAGCAGATTGCCAGATGCCCCACCTATCTTGCCTTGCAGGTCATTGAGTATCTTCTCCTGCTTGGCCTCGAGTTCAGCCTTCTTCCTCTGGTACTCCTGCATGATCGTCGCCATCTCGTTGGGCTGCTGCTTGATTGGCTGCGCTGCGATTGCACTCGGAGTAGCTGGCACTGGAGCTGCCGGAGCTGCTGCCACGGGTAATGCCCCTCCCTGCTCTGCACCCGGACTCATGGACAGAGCTTCCTTCATGCCGATAGGAGCCAGCCCACCCTGACCTTGAGGTTGAGCTGCTTGCTCGAGAGGCGATGGTTGCTCTGCCTGTACTGGCTGGGTAGTCAGTTGCTCTGGGCTTCCACCTGCCATCTGAGCTTGGAGTGCTTGCTGTTGCTCTGGAGTCATACCCTCATCAGGCGGAGGAGGCATAGCAGCTTCCAGTGGCGATGGTTGACCAGCAGGTGGTTGTCCGGGCTGTGGTTGTCCGGGTGGAGGCACGAAGTTCTGGAGTATCTTGGCTATGGTTGGCCCGAAGTCAGTGACATCCGTGTCCACCGGAGACCGTACATTCTCCGCCGTAGGCAGTGCGCTCTCTGTCGGAGGCTGTACACTGCCCAGTGGAGAGGTAACATCAGGTGTCTTGATCTCTGCTTGGCTTGCTTGGCTCTTGGCGATCATCTGACCGAGCTGATCCTGCATCCCACCCAAGTCCTCAGGCTTATTGAGATCACTCTGACTCATCTTGCTCTTCAGGATCATGGCATTGAGCTGGGCATCCATGTCAGGCCCGACCTCTGGAGTCTCGGCAGCAGGGACAGCAGCGATATCATCAGGCATCTCGGGAGTAGCAGCTTGCTCAGTTCCGGCAGTCAGCTCATCACCTTCACGGATAGGACGTGCGACAGCTTCAGGCTCAGGGATTTGCCCCATCTGAGCAGCCTGATCGATCCCACCCTGCATACGATCCATGATGGACTTGCTTCTGGCATCCTGAGTAGCCTCGAACAGAGCCGCATCCTCGTCCGGTATCTTGAAGTTCGGTGGGAAGTCGCCTGATTCGTACATCTTCTGCTTGGCTTCATCGACCGGAGCAGCTTCCTTGGGAGCCTCAGCCTGACTGATGGTGTGATGTTCCTCCAGTAATTGGGCTAGGTGGGCCTTGCTCTCAGCAGCCTTGGTCTCAAGCTCCCTGACCAGTGCCTGAGCCTTCTCGGACTTCTCGTCAGCAGCCTTGATCGCAGCAGCAGAGGCCAGCTCACGTTCCTCACGAGCACGAGCCGTGGTTACCTTGATCTCCTGCTCGATCTGGGCTATCCGTTCAACAGGATCAGCCTCGGGAGATAGGGACTCGTCCCTTTCTTCAGGTACTTCCTGCTGGAATCCGGGATCAGTCTCCCAGTCAGTCGCAGTCATGTCGCCCCGTGGTTGAGCATCGACTACCTCAGGTGGCAGGTTCTGTGCCTCAGGATCGTCAGGATAGGGGAATACCTCGGGTTGACCACCAGCTTGCATTCTCTGGGCCATGTTCCGCATCTTCATGATGTCGAGTGGTACTGCTTGGAATGTCATGGTTATTCTCCTGCGTATCCAACATCTTTAGTCTGGTTGCCGATAAGGTCGATCACGTTCTGGATATCCTCAGGAGAGGCTTCCGATCCACCCTCACCTCCACCGATCATGCCCTTCACCCAGTTCCATAGCTGACCGCCCGGAGACTTGTCCCCGGCGAATAGAGCACCGACACCTGAAGCAATGCCAAGCCCTGTCTCGAGTGGTGACTTCATGAACTGATCCTGCCGTCCGACACCTGTAGTGGTAGCCGTGGTCTCTGTCGGTATGTTGAGTCCACCGAATAGCCCACTGTACTCCTTCAGTGCATTGAATGGCTGGTTGATCCGTGCCTGTTCCGTGGCCTGTTGTTCCTTGCCGAGGTTGGAGAGCACACCGATACCACCGACCGCTTGGTTGTATGCAGTGTTCGACAGGTCACTGAACCCACGTGCAGTGTCGAGCCCGATCCGCTTCTCAGCCTGTGCTGCATCGAGTGCCTTGTTGTACCCGCTCTCGAGAGCCCCGTACTGCTTGCCGAGCGTATCCTGAGCTGAAGCCTGAGCTGCATTGCCGTAGACCTGCATGCCCCGCTTCGATCCGAACTGACCAGCACCTACCGCACCAGCCGTAGCACCCGGAGCCAGTACTCTGTTGAAGTTCTGAGTGCCGAGTCGTCCCATCTCATCGACCACATTGGACGTGTAGGGTGACATGAAGCCTTGGATCATGTCAGGTGTGTATGCCTCGGAGACATCCTGTAGTTCCCGACCTGCTGCTGCCGTCCCCGGTTCGCCATAGTGGATCGCACTCGGAGCACCTCCATATGCAGCCTGTTGGAGAGGAGATGGCCCAGCCACCTGACTTGCCCCAGCGAGTGCTGCCTGTCCCTTGGATGCCAGTCCACTGAGGAAGTCGGTGTACCACGATGGAGCCGTGATCTTCGTATTGGCAGTGGTCGTAGTGTTCGGGAACGGCTTGCCTTGTGTTAGGTCAGAGAGTGCCATGATTTACTCCTTTGATTTCGATAGGTATTCTAACGGAGACTTGGCAGCAGGTGGTATCTTATGTGCAGGTGCTGACCGCTTGTGTCTCCTGATCTCCTCACGCATCTTGTCCAGTGCCTTTGCCCCGGCATCGCTCGAGCCATTGCCCAGTGCCGAGACAGTGTCAGCGTCCAGAACGTATTCGTCCGGAGATAGCATGGTCGGAACCTCGTCAGACTGACCATCTCCCGGCCCCTTGATGTGCAGCCCACGGTTAGCGAGTCTCGGATGTCTGGCGTAGTGCCTGTCCTCAGGCCCCGGAACCATGACAGGGAGGACGTGTCCCCCATCGTTCATCTCTTCCGGATCGTAGGATGCTTCAGCGACAGGCTCGGTGCTCCAGTCACGTATCTCAGGCTCAGGTATGCTCTCAGGCTGCGCGAAGGCTCGTGGCGGAGTCGTGGTCTGTGGTAGCCCAGCCCAGAGTGCTGATGGCCCCTGCCTCGCCTCGTTCCTGATCATGTTAGCCTTGGCGAACTCTGGATCGGGAGATGAGCTGTGTGGCTGCTGTGCCGCGAGACCGAAGAGCTTGGCCCAGTCCTGTCCACCCGCACCACCTGCTCCGCCCTTGCCAGCTCCACCTCCTCCGCCACCAGTGAAGGCTTGGAGCACCTTCAGCCCCTTGCTCGTCCAGTCGTAGGCTTTCTTGGCATTGTCCCACGTGAAGAAGTCGCTTACCGATCCCCCCAGCGTGCTGGCAGCAGCAGCAGCGTTACCGAATGACATGCCACCGAGACCAGCGAAGGCATCAGCCACCCCACTCTCTGTCAGGCCACCACCGAGGCCAGCGTACATGTCCGGGATAGTGCCGAGACCTGTCTGCACTCCTGTCCCACCACCGAGAGCACCACCAGCACCTTCAGCAGCAACACCGGGAGCAGCACCTGAGAAGCCACCTGTCAGATACGTGCCTCCAAGACCGAGAGCAATCATCGCAGCAGTCATCTTGCCCACGTTCTTCAGGTTTACGCCATTTGGATTGGAACCCCATACGATGTTGGGATCGTACAGTCCATTGCTGTACCTATCGATACCTTGATCGGTAGAGTTGTGGAAGAGAGGATTCTTCCCGCCCCAATTCTCATCGTTGGCTATGTAAGCTTCACGTTGAGCAGCATTGGCGGTATCGTATGCAGTACGTTGCTCTGGAGTCAGTGATCCCATGTAGTCACTGCCACTCGTATTGAATGGATCGTGAGTCGAGTAGAACTGGTCTTGTGCTTCCTTCAGACGTTGTGCATCAATCGCAGCGTTACCAGATGCTCCACCAATGCTCTCGATAGTAGGAGCAGAACCGAAGTCACTGCCCAAGACAGATGAGCCTCTGGAATACTTGCCGTACTGGTATCGTTGCTCAGGGGTGAGCTGCTTTCGTTGAGCCGCAGTGAGTGCGTACTGACCTTTTATCAGATCATCGATTGTCTGGCTCTTGGCCCATTCGGTATCAGGTGCGACATAACCTTCGTCACCCGGCCTCTTGATCGCGTTTATCGGTCTAGCCATGATTAAGCTCCACTATTGCTCAGATTGAGCAGTGCTGTTGCCCATGCGTCCCACGTCAAGTATGCCCGAGGAGCCACAAGTCCTTCCTTGTCCAGATCAGTCTGATCGATGAATGAGTCTGCCCAATCGAGCCACTTGCTCTCATCTGCTTCTATTGGCAAGCCCTGATCAGCATATGCCTCACACATGAGAGCTGACCATGATTCGAACGTATGGTATCTGGGATCGTAGGCTATCATTCCTTGAATCCTCTCACATCACCTGCATCAACGAGTAGCTGCAACCTGCCGAGCTGGTAGCTGCCATCCTGTACGTTGCTCACGAACCGTAGTCGGAGCTCTCTGCGTTGTTGCCTGAGGTCGATCTTCCCCGTGTTAGGCTCGAATGGGAATGGCTGGGAGGTTACATCATCCTGCTGTGCATAGGGACGACCAGTGACGAACATCTCCATGACACCAGTCTGCCTGAAGTCTGGCTCCACACTATCGAGATGCAGCCACTTGTTCTCGCCCTGTAGCCCGGATTGAGATGGCCCACCAGTGACGAGACCGATGTTGTCAGTCTCGAACATGCTCCGGATCGCCGTGATGTTCTGCCCCTTGATCTCGTTGGTTCCGAACTCATGCTGCCATAGGCTGATACGATTGCCAGTGGTCGAGAAGGTGGCCTGTGCTGTCGTCGAGAAGGTAGCAGCCTTGGAGAGTCTGATATGGTAGCCAGCAGGGATCACGCTGATAGTCTGCACGAATGAGTTGGCTGGTATCCCTGAGCCTTGTACCAGTTGCCCGACCGCGATGTTCATGTTGACTGCGGTATCTATGAAGAACGATGCTGCTGTCGTTGTGATGAGCTGAGTCACCACCACGGTCTCGATAGTAAGTTCAGTCCCGGCATTCACTGGATACCTGAACCCTTGAGCATAGTACCCTGCCGACCTCTGTGATCCGGGAGCCGAGCCTGTGTCGTACCAAGTGTCCATCCTCACGTTGTAGATGATCACGTCAGTACATTCGGTAGCATCTCCCCTCGGGTAGAACCACCATATCTCACCGAACTTGGGAACCTTGTTCACCCACACCTTCTGACGTTGAGCGAAGTTGAGTGCGTCGAGGAACCAGTTGATGTTGATCTCGTTGGGCAGCTCCTTGATCACCCCGTTATAGAGGAGGAACCTGTCTATCCCGGCCCAGTAATAGATGCCATCGTACTCAATGACTGACTGACTGGACAGGATCGTGGATGTACCGATGACATCGTACCGCCAGAAGATAGTGTCCGGGCCTACTGTACTCGGAGCGAAGCTGACCTTGATGAGACTATCCATAGCCCAGAAGAGGCCAGATGGTGAGTTGGAGCCTCCCCGGACTGCCAGCCCTTTGACGATCTTCTGAGCCGATACGTTGGCTTCATTCGAGTCAGGCGAGTTCCAGTCGAATGCATTCCCGGCAGAGTTGTTCTTGATGAGGCCATTGTCCCCGTACACGAAGATGTATGGATGGAGCACTACCACCCCGCCACTTACCATGATGGTGTCGCCAGTTGGAGTCGTACCCTGAGTATCGGTGAGCGGATACATGGGAGGATTCACGAGGGTAGGTGAGATCACGCCAGCAGGATCGAAGGCCAGCACAGCAGTCTCAGTCGTGTTGTCTATCGAGACGAGGTTCTGACCGGGATGTGCCACGATCAGGTTAATTCCATCCCCTGTAGCGTCAAAGTACCCATCCATCTGCCAGAGGGTGCGCTCATCTGCCACGAATGCAGCCGCTACTACGTCAATGGAGATTAATGGACTCGTCCCTATTCCACCAATACTCGATACAGGTATTGTCATCAAGAGGTCAGGTATGCCCAGTGTCTGCTGGTAACCATTGCCTGAGTTGGTGAGCGTGATATTGGTGACTATTCCACCTGCTACAGTGACCGTGAAGGTAGCCCCGAAGCCAGTGTTGCCAGTAGCCGAGACACCGGGGTAGACACCATCAGTGAGCCCTGAGCCGGGATCGGTTATGGTCAGCGTAAGCACAGGCCCCGCAGCGAGGTCATAGGTAGTGAGTCCCGATCCTATCCCATCAGCGTCCACCGAGACCTTCTCCATGCCTTCCGGGAAGCCATTGAAGATGCGATTGATACCATCTGCCGAGTCGACATGGATGCCACGTGAAGGCCCGTGCATCTCGTCGGTGATCTCACGATAGCCACTGATCTTCCGAGGCTTGCCACGTTGGAACCGTACCCACTCGCCATCGTTGTAGGTGAGCTTGTCGAGCACAGTCCCATCGCGCTGGATGCCCGGTTTGGTATCGAGTGACAGGAGAGCTTTAGGCATCTGTTAAGCACCCATGATTCGCCATACAGAGCCATCACTGACCACTGTTGCAGAACCAGCTTGTGAAGTAACAATCAAGTTAGTCAAGCCACCATTGGAAGGATTGGCAATGTTGTTTGCAGATGATTGCACATTGCCAACTGCCATGTAGCTAAGGAAACGAATCTGTCGTCCCGGAAAGGCAGCAGCACTTGGCATAGTAACGATAATGGAAGTGCTAGGCTTGTTACATATGATCCAATTCTCATTTGCACCAACAGTGAAGTCAGCAGTCTTGATGACAGGTATACCACTGTTTAGGTAACCAACAGTAGCTGCACCACCAACAGTCAGAGTGCCAGACACACTCAGGTTGGTGAAGGCAAGTGAGCCAGCAGAGAGTGCGCCGACTACAGTCAGGTTATTAGGTATTGTGACCAGACCAGCGTTATCAATAGTCAGTACGTCAACACCACCCATTCCGATAGTGCCGCATATCTTGAACTTTGCTCCATCTGTCCTATCTATTCCAACACTGTAGCCTTTTACTCCCGGTATGAAGTAGACAGTGTATGGATCACCACCAGCAGCACCACCAGTTTGAATAACCTGTCTCGCATTACTAGCAGGATTGGTGTTGTCCGTATTCTGGATAACTAAAGCTAATTCAACCCCAACATAGTTAGCTATTATGCTTACACTATTGCTGAATGTAGCACCGCCAGTGACATTTAAGCTGCTGTTTACATTGAAAGTGCCAAGCACTGTGACAGTACCAGCATTAGCACCACCAGCAGCAGCAATGTTTAGTCGCTCAAGACCGCTTGTGAAGAATCTTATTGGCTGTACACTACCTGAACCTAATGCCGACGAGATTATGTCAAAGCCACCTGCATTGATAACCATCTGCCCACGAGAACTATTTTGTGGATCGGTGCTAGTGTAAACACCAAAAGATGCTGCGGCTCCAGTACCATTAGGCATGGCTTCGACATTGGTTATCCCATTCACAGTTGATGACTGGAACATCGTCCTTTGAGCAAGATTAGGTGTTGAAGTAGAGAAGTCAGCCTGAATCCTTCTGCTTGCTCCTGAGAATATTAGATTGCCAAATAGAGTAGTCTCACCAGCTACACCTATGTTCATTCGCTCGATGTCACTGGTCAGAAATGAGATGGGTAGGAATGCACCAGTTCCACGTCTGGTAGAGTTTAGTATGGCCTGTGTGCTTGAGATGTTGTGCAGGAATCTTGAACCATTGTCAGGATCAGCATTGTTGTTGGCTACAAAGTTTGAGCCAGTACCAGTACCACTTGGTATGGTCTCTAAGGATGTGACTGTATTAGCCACAGTAGTCTGGAACAATGTCCTGAGAGCTAATGGCAGAGATGAGAAGTCACCCAATATCCTTCTGCTTGCCCCTGAGAACACCAGATTCCCGAAGCAAGTAACTTCACCAGCCACACCGATATTCATTCTCTCTATGTCACTGGTCTGGAATGAGATAGGCAGGAATGGAGCAGCACCCTGTCTGGTTGAGATCAAGTTAGCTGCTGTGGTTGTTATGGAGTGCAGGAATCTCGATCCAAGCAGAGGATCAGAGTTATTGTTAACGATCCAGCTTGATTGAACACCAGTACCGTTCGGTATCACTTCGATATTGGAACCGCCATTCACCACAGAAGTCTGGAACATCGTCCTGAGATTGATGGGATTGGCAGAGAAGTCAGCCTGTATCCTCCTGCTTGCTCCAATCCAGTTCAGGTTGCCTATGAGTGCAATAGTGCCATCTGCACCTATGATGAGTCTCTCAACATCACTTGTCTGGAACGAGAGAGGCAGGAATGCCCCAGTTCCTCGTCTCCCAGACCGCACTACGGCAGTATTAATGTCTATGACGATTTGAGCTATCGAACCATTGTCTGGATCACTGTTGTTGTTGACAGTGAAGTTCGAGCTAGTACCCGTTCCATTAGGGATCACTTCCACCCCAGATGCTGCATTCGCTATGGAGTTCTGGAATAGCAGACGATTGGCTACTACGGCATCAGAGAGGTTACCCGTGATCCTTCTGCCGATCCCCAAGAAGGCCAGACTGCCAATGATCCTGAGTATGGAAGCACCCCACTCTCCCACCTGAGTGCCGAGGATAGTGAAGCCATATCTACCCGGCCCCGGACGATATACTCCAGTCGTAGGCTCTGTAGCGAAGTACATGGCAGGTGCAGCAGCAGAACCATCAGGCAGTGCGAAGTTCACCGGGCCAGCAGAGATACTATTAGCGTTGACGATATTGATCGAGTCATTGATCACTGTCGCCTGTTCTCCAGCCGGGATGATCGCATCAGCACCACCAGTATTGGTCGTGAGCCGGATCGTGAAGCCATCAGGAGAGGTCGTAGCGTTCTGGACGAAGTAGACCTGAATGGTAGGAGGCAGCACTATCACTACGTTGCTGGTCAGGTTGCCGGAGCTCACGAACTTCATCATCGTGTTGGATGCTTCGGATGGAGTCAGTGTGTATGTCCCACCCGATACCTGCTTGACGAGCTGCGAGAAGTTGAACTGGGTATTCTTGCCGAGCCCGACAGTGTAGAAGTTGGTTCCATCACACCCGATGAAGCATGAGTCAGTGGGCTGGAGACTGATCGATACAGCACCGTTGATAGTCCCCGAAGTAGTAGTGATGGTCAGCAGTCCAGTACCGTTATTCCTGATGTTCACGAACCAGTCAGGCCCATATAGGCCACCAGTCAGCAGCGTGAATACCCCTGCTCCGCCTACCCAGATGATGAGATTGGCCCTGTCAGTTGGCTGTATGACATAGTTCGAGTTAATCAGGACGATAGGAAGTGACTGATTGAGCTTCGAGTCGAGTGCTACCAGTCCATTCCCAGCCAGCGCAGCAGCATCAACAGCAGAAGTACCAGCACCAAAAGTAAAGGTGTGCCAGAGACCTTGTTCATCGTCGTTCTCCGAGATGTAGATGTACCTTGCCTGACCGGGATTGATGGTAACAATGTCATTAATCCCATCGAAGTCCTGCACCGTGAAGGCTTCAGCACCCACATTCCGCATCAGAATGTCCTCACCTACCGAGGCTTGGTTGGCTGGAGGCAGTCTGAGATTGAATAGAGCTGATCCGGAGGTGACTTCAGTGATCCGAGCGATCATCGTCAGGTCAGGATCGCCATTGATAGGCCACTGAGTCTGGAGATTTTCCGTGGTAAGGTCGATAGTGGTCAGCGAAACGTCTGTTGGCTGGATCACATTCCCTGTGAATGGTGAGGTATAGCTGGTCATGTCTTATGTACCCTTAACATATGCGCTTCTATCGACTATTCGCTCAGTTTCCTCGGTCTTCAGGCTGTTCAGGAAGCCTTCGAACTCACTCTTCCATAGCACTACACGCTCATCGTTCTTCAGATAGGGTGCAGATTGCAGTAATGAGCCATAAAGCAGGGCCTGAGGAGCATTCTGAGTGAACCAGTTGCTCTGATTGTCGCTGGATAGAGGTGGAATCCCGTAGAAAGTGACCTCGAACTCGTATGGAGCGTCCGGAGTGGGTGCTACGAGCCAATGATCGTAGTCATAATCGGCATAATACTTAGGGACACGTCCCTCATCTGCATCTGGAGCGTAAGTCCTTAATACTTCGTACTTTCTTAGGAATACTGGCTGCTTCTTGTCGTTCACAGTGATGTTCATCGAGACAGTCTTGCGCCATCCAGCGGGTTTCACGAGGATTGGGTCAGCTAGAGTGAGATTTCCGGTCGCTACGACCAGATTGCCGAGGAACTTGAGGTTAGCCGCTATGATCAGCTCGGCAAGGCTGATGAATCGTGGTATCTGGGAGAGAGTATCAGCGTCAGTGCGCTCCAGATAGTGTTCTATGTCCAGTACCAGACTGTTGTACGTCATTACTACTGCTGTGGTCATGGTGAATCCCCTATCTGGCGTGTGTCTGGTGTCCTAGCCTTGCCCTTGTTATTCTATCAAGAATGTCCTGCAATCCCATGTTATCAATGCCATCTCCGCGTAATCTGGCTACCATATCGCGCTTTCTGGGAGATATCATGTCAAGCAGCTTGTCCCGATTGACCAGCCTGTAGTGCAGCACCAGCCTGTGCAGCGAGTCAGGGAGCATGCATTCCTCGAGCACTCCCTTCGATCTCAGCGTCCCGAGTAGCTGGTTCACCTCGCCATAGGTACGGCAGAACTTCTTGCATACGTCCCTGAAGTTGCGTGAGTTGAACACCTCGCCACTGTCATATACGTCCAGTATCTTCTCGTTGATCGACTCAGAGAACGACTTCTTGTCCTGTGCCATGATAATCTCCATTAGGGACTCGTCCCTTTTTATCCAGACCTGATGATCCGCCAGAACAGTCCAGTGCTTATCAGGTCAGCCCATCTGCCTACAGGATTAGCAAGGATGGCATTGGTTGGCCCAGAGCCGTTCTGCTGGATGATATTGTCTTCAGATGAATTGAGTGCCTGTGGTGCGCCATTGATGAATGTCACCTGTCGGCCTACATGAAGAGCAGAATCAAGCATCGTAACAATGCATGTTCCGGGCTTGTCATTGATCACAATCCTGTCGCTTTCAGACATGACAAAGTCATCGAACTTCAGCACTGGTACTTCACCTACCGTGCTTGGTAACACTGGCACTACATCTAAGCTGACGATTCTGCCCTTCTCATCCACATTGATTCTAGGGATCATGTCACCCGTACCGTACTCACCCGGCGTGACACCAGTGTCAGGTAGTGGGGCCAGCGCGATCTCATCCAGTGCCACGGACTTGGTTGTCCCATCTTGGAATACAAGGGTCAGCTCAGTCCCGGTTAGTGGCAGGGTAGCGAATGGCAGGTCGATTATTCTCTTGGATGGCATCTCATAGCTCCAGTACGTCTAGGTTACCGTTGGCCTCAGGGATCGAGGAATTCTCCACGAATATCTGGAAGGCTGAGGTTTCCTCGGTTATCAGTGTCAGTGGCTCAGGCATGTCAGGGTAGTTGTCAGGTCTCGCGTACCGGATGGCGATCTTGTCAGGTGGACGTGCAGGTAGCCTCCACGGATCGAATTCATCATTGCAATTCTTGTTGCACACGCGAAGTCCGGGGTTGTTCCTGTCAGCACTGAGGTCGACATAGGGTCGCTTCATACCGCACCTGTCGCAGATCGCTACAGAGAGTATTGTCTTGCCTCGAGTGTCTAGGAATAGTGGCATCTATATCTTCGTGTAGCATCTGACGTTAGGTAGCCACCGGATCGGACTACGGTCGTACTCAGCATCCTCGGCTTCACCCCTGTGCTTCTCTGCCTGTACCTCAAGATACTGGATTCTCTGCAAGTCGATACCCGGCAGCTCCAGTGACATCTTGTGGGCCAGTGAGAATATGATCGCTTCATACCATCTCTGGGGTATCTCGATCTCACCCTGAAGATCACCCACGTCCATGATGTACCGGGAGCAGTACACCACTATCTGAGTGAAGTAGTTGTTGGGTACGGGCCACACCTGAATGTTGGGTACGTTGATCGTGTGATCCATCCAGTACTGGACAGGTTGCTGGCTCGGGTATGTCTTGTTCGGGAGGTTGGTGTAGTCATCCCGGTTAAGTCGAGAGAGGGTGATCTCGGATGGATTGCTCCCCATGAACAGCTCACGGACATTCAGGAAGCCACCAGCAGTCTCGCGTATCCGGTAGTACTTGACATTCTTGCCGGGATCGATGTCATACCAGAGCCATTGACCGTCCACCCACATTGTCTTGGGAACAGCTTGCAGGAGGTTCCACGTGACACCATCCTCGGAGTACTCGATGACAATGGTAAAAGGGGACGATTCCCCTGCCAGTATCCCGACCGATGTGACGTAGACAGGCTCAGGTAGGCTTACCCCGATGAACCCATCAGCTATGGCCTGTACGCACTTGGTACTCACATCACCATCCAGAGTAAGCTGACCATCACCATCGGACATGATCGCTATGCCTGTATTCCGGTTCATCGTGCGATAGAAGGCATTGAGCACGTCTATTGAGCCGAGAGGCAGGTAGTAGGTGTACTTGTGCGAGATCGTGCCGATAACAGTCTTCTGGATTGCCCAGTACTGTATGCCACGGTTCCCCATGTGCGACAGCAGGAAGTAGAGCGATTCACGGGCAGACTGTATCTGTTCGACCGTCAGCTCCTCCGCGAACTTACCGCAGCGTCTGACCGCGTGTTCGATGAGCTGCATGACATCAATCACTGTCTGGCTGACTGTTCCTGAGAATGGCATGATTACCTCTTCTTGATCTTCGTAGGTAGTCCCTTGGTGGTTGGAGTGGCAGCGAGGTACTCCTTGCCCACCTTCTGAGGAATACCCTTGGCCTTCGCCAGCTTCGGATTGGTAGCCACTGCTGCCATGAGTCGTAGTTGAGCCTTACTCTTGGCTGGCATTATCTGGCCCTCGATCTAACTCTGCCACCCTTCTTCTGAGCCGGGACGGTCTGGGCAGTAGCAGCTTGTTGAGGAACCCATTGCCCATTAGCACCCTGAACCAGTCGCCCACCACTCACTCGAGCCTGATTAGGCACGTACTTGTTGGGTCGATCCAAGAATCCAATAGGCCCACCACTGAAGCCACCGAACGAGCCATTGTTCTGCCCGTACCAATCGTACCCACCATAGCCACCATTAGGAGGAGGCTGACCAGTTCCCGGAGGAGTCTGAGTCGCTGGAGGAGGCTGGGTCGTAGCAGGTGGAGGCTGCGTAGTTGCTGGAGGTGGTTGAGACGCATCAGGTGTAGGACTCAACGAGGTCAGTGGAGGCATGTTCCTAGTAGCCCGACGATCATTGATCAGCTTCAGGAACCCTTCCATGCTTGGCCCGGATGGTGTCGCTGCCGAGCCAGTATCTGCCCCCTGTCCTTGATCAGCGAATGTCCACGGGTCTTTGGATGGGCCAGCACCACCAGCGTACTGACGGATATCCTTAGCCAAGTCCAAGTTGGTAGAAGCAGGGCCTACACCACGATCCTTGCCGAACATATTGGTCGCTGGTAGCTGAGTCTTGATGAGGTTAGCGATCTCAGGATTGGTCTTAGCCATCTCCTGCGCCTGTGCCAATGTTATGTACGGGGCAGTACCGCCAGCCTCCATAGCATGAGGTAGCCTGATATTGGTATCACCGGGTAATCGGTATCCCTGATTAGGATCATTCAGCTTGGCCTGTTGATTGGCGACAATCTTCTTCCAGTATTGCATATCACCAACAGCATCAGACTTGCTACCAGCAGGCATATTGTTTACGCGACGAAATTCATCCATCCATGCTTTGGCTTGTGCTGCTTGAGCAGGATCATTCTGCATCTTGTAGGTATCGGTAGCCATCGTTGCTGTAGCCATCCTCTTGTTGAAGGCATCAGCAGACTCAGCAGGGTCTTTCTCGTACTGATACTGACCACCCTCAGCCAGACGCTGTACCCGGCCTCCAGTAGCCAACTTCTGGACGTGACCAGTAGCAGCACTCTTACCTGACATGCTGCTCTTCATCTTGGTCATGGACTTGAAGCCAGTGTCCTCTACTCTTGACACGGGCATGGCACTAGACTTTTTTTTTACTACTCCGCCTTCCTTCTTGCAGTCAACCTTACCGCCATCCTTCTGGCCCGTTATGCCCTTCCTGACCTTAGCCAGAGCAGATTCCCGAGTCAGAGGTTCTTCAGGTATTGCTGTACCAAGTTGCTTACCCACTCCACCTATCAGTCTGCCTAGTTGGTTGCCGCGACCACGACCACGACCACCACGGATAGGGCCACTTACTCCATCACCGGGGCCATGATAGCCGGGAGGAAGTGCGCCACCTTGCCACGGCTCGAAGCTACCCCAACCATCCATGCCACCATCACCACCCCCTCCTCCTCCTCGATTAGCCCAAAAGTCGAGATCAGGATTTGATGTATCGCCACCTTCATAATTACCATTGCCAAGATACTTAGGTGGTGGGAGTTGATTACCACCTTCCCCTCGTAGCTGTCTCCATAAGTCTGCTGTCCTAGATGGATTGCCACCACCTTGCTGGAATTGATCGGCTACCTGTCTGGCTGCATCACCGAACATGGCACGTGGAGGTTGTGTCGGTGCTTGTGGAGCCGGAGCAGCAGGAGCCTGTGGAGCTGGAGCCTGTCCACGAGATGCCTGACGACGAGCAACCAAGTCCTCTATCGCACCACCATCAGCGTACTTCTTGACCTTACCACCCTCCTTCTTACCCTTGCCGATAGCGATCATCACATCGAGCTTAGGCTTGACCTTAGGCTTGAGCTTCATTGCCTTCCGACGAGCAGCAGCAGATGGCTTGGCTGGAGATTCACCTTCCGCTATTTCCTCTGCTTCTCTGGATTTTGGAATGGGGAGCATACTCATCATTCCACCACCAGCCTTCTTGACTGCCCCGCCCTTCTTGTAGCCCTTGGCCTTAGCCGCAGACTTGGGAGCAGACCTCTTGATGGGAGCCGTCGACACTCCCTCTGTTTGCATATGTGCTATGCCCGACCGTGGCATCTTCTTGTAGCCTTCCATGATCTTCTCCCTATTGCGTAGATTGTTGGACGATGGTCGTCCGGACTAAGCCTGTACCTGCCGTGATGTTCAATCGCACTGCCCTCATCAATGTTGCCGTGAACCCTGCTGTCTGGCTGGCTGTAGCACCCACCATAGCAGCGGTAGGATGTGGAACCCACTGATGGTTGATGGTCAGGTCGAACGGGTCTTCGTTGGTGTACTCCACTGAGTAAGTCACAGCACCGGAGAGCAGTGTCACTGAGATGTTGGTCACCTGATTCGGCACATAGATATCCAATGGTACGATCACAGCACCCGTAGCAGCATTCCCTACAGTCACAGAGCCATTGGTCACACCATCCACAGTGATACGAGTCACTGTCTTGTACGAGAACCTTGTCGTGACAGGAACCGCATTCCCACCATTGATCACTTCCTTGATCTCGGAACCACTGAAGTCAGTCCCAATGATAGTGAAGATGACACTGCTGTTGTTGCCAGCCGATGAGATGGTCAGCCTCGTAGCGGCAGGGAGAATCACCCGGCCTTGAGTGATCTCAGGAGGTATCTGAGCCACGAACTTGGGTACGACAGTCGATAGAGTGCCGTTGAGGATCATCTCCCCACCACCAACAAACGATTGAGCCAGTGCGACAGAGTTGATTACCGCAGCGGGTAAGCCTCCATAATTGAACTGAATTGGCCTCATGTCAGTCTCCTTATGCTTGAGGTACGCCTAGTGCTCCCAATCTCGTTGCATTCGGGCCAACAGCAATACCAGCCAGCAGGATACCCATCACTAATCTACGTGTTCCATTGGTGGCAACACTCGGCAGGTAAGTGCCTCGGACATCACCAGTAGTAGGAGTAGCAGTAGCAGTAGCAGCAGCCACGAAAGTACCAGCATCAGTAGGCAACAGGCCACCATAGCCGATACGAGCAATGTAGGCAGCATCAACCACACGGACAGGTAGCCCGAGGATGTCAGTAGTACCCACAGCGATGGTCACGACAGTAGAGGCCGGGACAGTCACACTGGATATTTGGTAGAAGGCTTTCTTGCCGAGCACAGCAGTAGCAGCGACACCACTGGAGTTGATCACTTCGGACATTGGCTGACCGTAGTAGTCGAAGCCACGGATGGTCACAGGCTGGATCGTGGGAGTGCCAGCACCAGTAGTGACAGATACAGCACGTGGGACATCGAGTTGAACAGCAGGTACGCCATTCTTGACGATAGCCGTATTACCCGCACCAGCAGTCAGTACGGCAGACGCAGTGAGGATTTGAGCAAGGGCAATGTTGTTGTTAGCAAGGACAGCGGGAACAGTGTCCCACACGTAGATGCGACCAAGAGGGCCGACACCGACATCCATAGGAGAAGGCTCACCGAGGGCTGGGTTCATTCCCATACCAGTTTCGGCAGAACCTAGGAATAGGTCATCTCTAAATCCGGGCATGATAGCTTCCTTCTTGAAAAGTTTAGTTATCGAATAAGTCGTTGATTACTAGCGCATATTCATCTCTTGTATAAATTAGGGAATCGTCCCTTTATTGGTGACAATCAGGCATAGTCATACTACACCTGAATGCCATCACGCTACTACAGACCGGGAGTACCCCACATTGCTCTCCAGTCAGTCCAGCCCACGTCATAACGCTCTGTGGCCTTGTACTGCATCGAGTCAGTCTGGAAGTCACCTTCCAAGGTCTTCTCCAGCTTACGTCTCATCATCAGCTTCATGCCCTGAGGAGCGTCAGTCTGTACCCACCAAGCAGTTGGCGAGGTCAGGCGAGAGATCACAACAGCACCCTTAGGCAAGCTGCCAGTGGACTTGATCGGGTTCAGGTCGTTGTTAGCTCCACCAGTCCGGAGTACGCTGTTGATGATCACCTCGGCTTGGAACATGTTGCCGGGATGAACTACCAGTTGCTGTGGAGTGATGATTACCTTCTTGCCTGTGTTGTCCTCTGCCAACCGAACCTGAATGAGCATCTGCTCAAGCGAGGTCTGGGACAGTGCAGCAGCAGTGTTGAGCTGGTTGCTGAGTACGCCACGGGAGATAGGATGCTGGGTACTGATCAAGCTCACGCCATCGCCACCGATGAAGTTCGGGTTGAAGCTGCGATTGATCACGTTAGCCGACAGTGTTTCCTTCGTGTCGATCAACGATTGAGCCAAGTGCTGGGAGAACGTGGAACCGATACGGATATGGTCGCCATCCTCAACGAGCACCTTGGTCAGAGCGAATGCCATGCCGTATGGACGGTAGACATAACGCTTGAGGAACAGCACACCACCTTGTTGGTAGGTGACCGGAGTTCCCTCAGGCATCTCAGGAGCAGATGGGAAGCCATACAATACTGGCTCTTCGTGGTAGTTACGGGGAATACCTTGCTCTTCGCGGAAGACCTTAGACCACTCATCCTTCCGTAGGTCATACAGTCCATCGAAGCATTCATTCAGGATCGGCTCAACTATCGAGCGGAAGTCCATACTATTCATAGGTGCTGACATATTAGAGTCTCCTTAATCAGTTAGCTGGCGGTTAGATTGCGTTAACCGGAGCTTGGAATTGAGATTCGTTGATCTTCACACGAAGAACCGTGAAAGGATCACCCCAATTGTTATCAACACCTAACCCTTGCCCGAGCACTATGAATGTCTTCTGTACGCCCACACCAGCGAGTACAGTGCTCAATGTAGCTTGAGATAGCCCCGTTACAGCCGATCCAGCATCTGGGTTGGAGATATCCACCTGATCACCGATAGCAGTTTGCAGCACTGGCCCATCTGCCTGACCTTCATAGATGATGTCTGGATCAGCATAGAAGAACACTTGGCAGGAACCGACTTGGTAGACGGTATTGGCAGGCCAGTAGTTGGACACTCGAGTGCGACCAGTGGTGTCTGTCCATTGAACACCGTGGAAAGTGCCTACACCCGGATCACCTACAGCAGCCTTCTCAATCGTGCCGTTGGTATTGAGCTTGACGAACTGTCCCTTGAGCAGATTGAAGGCATAACCGGATAAGATGCCATCTCTCACCACAGTAGGCTTAATCACCCCACTTGGATGGTAGATTGGTTGCAGTCCGAATGGCTTGTTGGTTTGCGACATATCATTCTCCTAAATTGGATTATCCAATGAAGGTAGGGGTAGGCTTCCTGTCGTCTGCCATATTCCTCATACCCTCATCAATGCTCCCGAGCTTCCTGCCATCGTTATCTTGGAATTGGACTTCTTCGATCTTCCTCCGGATACTTGCGGCATTCTCTGCTGGAGCTTCATGGTGAAATATTTGCATCGCTTCTTGGAATGAGGCCATCGGTATCTTGAACAAGAGCATCTCGTTACAGGATATGAATCCCGCGAACTGGCCCTCCTTCAATCTCATCGAGTCACTCAATCCAGATTCTTCAGGAGTCACGCGAACATACCCCAGCTTCATGCGCCGATCTATCGTGTCATAGACGTTGGTCGTTGAAAGCCAGCAGGTGTGCCATCCGGGTATTGCGGGAGGATCGGGCAATGCTTGCTGCGTCCAGTTCTCCCTGAATAACTTCCGTAGTTCTTCTGAAGATACGTTCATTGCCTCTGGTGACTTCCGGCTCTCGTCTGCTGTTCCACGGTTCTCACGGTCTGCCCCAGTTACTGTCTTCTTGATTCTGTCATCACTTGCGCTCATGTCTGCCTCCCAGCTTTCTTGTCCATATCATAGTATCGCTTGATCATCTTGTTGCGCTTGGCAGGGTCGTCCCACATCCCGGCCTCCTTCAACGCTCTGACTCTCTCTTGATTAAGCATGAAGCTGTTCGCGGAGCGACCGCTAGTTATGCTTCCATGTTCCTGTGATACGTTCATACTTCTGGGCCTTTCCCTGACCACCTCGTTGTCATTGCCGTTAGCATTGCTATAACGATGCGGTAGTGTCTTCTGTAACCGGGAATTGAACTCATCCCAGTACATTGTAGTTTTCGGATTATATCCCTCTTTTATCAGTCTCTTGTCGAGTGCCAGTGCAATCTCTGAGTCTTGGTCACCGAGCTTGGGGTCGTACCAAGGATTGTTGGCGATCCAGTCACGTGCCATTCGCTGCACCTCAGGGTCGTCAGCTATCGTCTTGGGCTGCTGTGGCTGGGCTGCGCGTTCCTTCAGCTCGGACAGCAACTTGACCTTATCACGGGCATCATTCAGTACCCGAGTGGCTGCGATCATGGCATTGCCATTACCACTGGCAGTCGCTTTCCTGATCTCATCCTCGGCGTACTCGTACCGGGTCATCTCATTGTTCAGTTCGGAGTCCAGCCGGGACAGGTCATCCTTGTGGTTCTTCTGCTCGAGGGAGGTCAGACGTGCTACGAGTGTCTGGTTCTCCTGCTTGAGCTGCTCGAACCGCATGTCCTTCTCGGCACGTTGCTGGGCATGGAATACCTTCTTGGCCTTCCGCTTCTCGCGCCTGATGTTGCGTATCTCGTCCGTGTCGGATGCCTGATCCTGACCACCATCGTCCGGGATATTCTGGGTAGTCGAGGCAGTGAAGCCAGCACCCTCATCATCTCCAGCCTCATCGCCATCAGGGATATCCAGCCCATCTACGGCAACCGTGCCATCCTTGTTCTCGACGATCTGGAAGTCGCCCTCATCTGGTCTATGTTGGGTTCCCATTAGTAGTACGCCTTCATCTCAAGTGGATTGCCAGTGATAGCTGCGATGATCTCGTGATCGTTCATCACCACGAAAGAAACCAGCCCATCATGGAATGGAACCTCCCACCGATCCCCACCCCACTTCGGCACTCTAAGGTAGTCGCCAATCTCACACCACGATCCCTCAGGCCACGGTTCCATCGAGTCACGCTTCTTGAATGCCAGAGGCCCGATAGCGATCACCTTCCCAACCATGTTCTGGTACTTCTCTGCCTCGACATAGGAACCCGGCATGATGATCGGTGATCCCTTCTTGGTAGCCCTGATCCGCTTGAGCTGAACCAGTATCCTGCCCCCCAGTGGCCTCGCTCCGGGATTCACCTCGGGGAAGGCATAGGTCATCTCCTCGTCGTAGTCTAGGGCTTCCTCTGGAGCACACTTCGGATCATCTTCAGCACACTTCACCATCTTGACCATAGGCTTGTGCTGCTTGGCTGCATCCAGTTCCAAGTCCTTCTTCTCTTCTGCTGTCTGTCTCATAGTCATCTTTCATGTAAATGCACATCTCTCAGTGCGACACATAGCAATCACGCTATCTTTGAAAGGGGAAAGGGACGCGTCCCTATTTACTCTTCATCGTCCATCAACTTCTCGAGGGCATCAGCTACTGCCTGTACCCCATGTCCGTAGCCCACCTGATACTTGTAGTCCTTGATCTTATGAGGAGTGCCATCAGTAATACACTTGTCACTCGCCTTCTTCAGGTCAGATATCTTGGCGATCAGCTTGGCTACATCGATCACTTATTGCCCTTCTTGATTGCCGGAGGAGCTGTGTTGGTCTTGCCGTTCACGGGTGCTCCCATTGCCATGCGCTTATGCTGGTTGGTTAGCTCCCCCTTCTGGTTGGACTCGGCCTTGTGGTTCTTGTTGTGCATTCTGCTCTCCTGTTAAGTTGGACATCTTGTCGGCTAGATCACGCTCATTAAGTTGCTGTTCGGTAATAGTATCCTGCAATTGATTCTGCAAGTCCATAACTGTCTGTTCCTGCTCCCTTTTGATCTTGGCAGCTTCAACAGTAAGATCGAGTGTAGCCATACGCTCTTCGGTGAGGTTCTTCTCGGTCGCCATCGCAGCAGTCAGTTGGTTCTTGTCACTGGCTTCCTGCACCTGAGCCTCGAGCTTCTTCATGTCCATCAGGGTATCTGCCTTGTCCTTCTCGGCCTTGCGCTGGGTCTCAGCCATGCCAGTCTGGATATAAGCATCTGCCTGTGGATCGGGAGGAATAGCGGCCTTCTTCTGGGAGTCTGCGATCTGCGCTGCCATCTGCTGGAGCTGCTGTAGTACGGGCATGAACTGAGCGAACCCAGCCTTGGTATCGTTGGTTACCATGTGAGATGCGCTGGCGACTGCCTTGTCGATGGTGGACATATCGGTCTTCTTGGAGTACTTTGGCTTCAGCTCTCCTACCCGCTCCCCGGCGTAGTACTCGACTCGCTGGGTGTACCAGAGAACCATGTGCTGCTTCACGTGCTCGAGTACGGCAGGGATGAACGTAGGGGACAGCAGCGGGTTCGATCCGAGTACCGGGTCTAGCGCGAAGGCCATGTGTGACTCGAGGTGAGCCAGTTGATCCTGCTCCGGATAGGCTACGACCGCACGTCCCAGACACATCGCAGCATTCTCATCGCTGGCATTCATCTCGACGTTCTTGTTGTACTGGGGCATGATCTCAGAGACGTTCGGAACCTTCATCTGCTTCAGTACCCGGCTATGCACAGCACGAGCATCGTACAGCTCCGGGGCCTTCTCCATCATCTGGAGGATCGCCTGATTCTGGGCTACCCGTTGTCCTTCCGAGAAGATGTGCGGATCGCTGACCGGGATGACATTGGTATCGATATCGAAGTCTGAGGGGATTACCTTCAGCTCCTCCACCATGTAATCCTGCTTCTGATCCTTGAGGTAGAACCTGTCTATCCTCTGGAGTATCCGGAGCACTCGCTTCTGAGATGCATGGAGTCCAGCATGGATGGAGCTGAACACCACCGATCCCTGCTCGATTAACGCCTGAGCTGTCCCGACTGGCATGTTGTTCGTGGCATCAGCGATCTTCTCCTCGGCAGTCGTCACTACACCCTTGGCAGCATCAGTCAACCATCCCAGTAGTTTGAACAGTGTCTCGGATGGAGGGTTGTACGGCATGGGCATGGCGATCTTGCGGATGTCATCGATCCCTGCAATGGCCTCGATCTCGACCACCTCACCGATGTCCACCTGCTTCGACTGGCCTCCTACCTTCCCACCCTTGAGCTTCAGCATGGTCATGGAGTTCTGGGCATGCGCTGTATCGAGCAGAGCCCGTAGTGATCCTGTAGCACTGGCTGCTAGACCTCCGATGAGCTGGAAGAACCCGATAGCGTATGCGCCTCTCCACGGGATGAACTTGAACTCCACGATCCAGTCGAGCTCCTCGAAGTCAGGGTCTCCATCCTCCCAGTTCCGGTAGAGCCCGAGCACCGAGTAGTCGTTGTCATCGATCATCATGGTGTAGGGAGCCATCGCACCTCGAGTGATCGGATCGTCCTCGAGCTCAAGGTAGCACTCGATGTGGTAGATGCGCCTGATCCCATCGTCACTATCTTGGTATTCCTTGCCCTCAATCCTCCTGTTGGCTGTCTCGGACTCGGAGGCTTCAGGTTCCATTGAGGATGTTAGCTGGTCGGTGTCCCGGTAGATGCCCTGCTCCACACGCTGCCTGAACTCGAAGTCGGAGATGTCTTGTACCTCGGTCACCCGTGGAGCCGTATAGAAGCTGGATGCAGTGAATGGGAGGTAGATGCGATCTATCGGGATGAACTGAGCACGAGGTCTGCGCTTCTTGGCATCCCACCATAGCTTCAGGAATTGACTGCCACCGAGTGGTAGCTGGGTCAGTAGCTGCTGTAGTTCATCACGGAACTCCACGATCTGCTCAGTGAGCTGCCAGTTCATGTAGTCCCGCTTGCGTTCTGCAATCTCGGTCTTCTCCTCGGACGCTTCCCCTATGGTCGTGGTACGCACAGGCCCATCTGCCGGGAACAGTTCCTTCATGGCACGGGCTGCGAAGTCTACCGAGGCTTCAGCGAGTACTGGGTGAGCCACCTTGGATGCGCCATCGAAGTCAGCACCACCCGGAGCCTCCTCACCCATCCCGGTACGCTTCATGCCCTCGGCGTACTGCTCATCACGCTTCTCACGGGCCTTCTTGTCAGCGTCGATGTTGTACATGAACCGGATCGCCAGCTTGGAGGTCTCGGACTCGCTCATCACCAAGGCTAAGTTCTCGTAGAAGCCACCCTGCGCCTGTCCCTCAAGCTCATCCATCGTGACCATAGCGGAGCCATCAGGCATCTCGACGACATCAGGATCGATCTCATCCTCCATGAATTGATCCATGTCGAACTCTGCCGGGAGCTCCTCTTCGTCCAGTACTGCGTCTTGCTGATAGGGGAAGTTGTCCATTTATCGTCCTGTAGTCTTGCTCTTCATTAAAGATAGCTTCATCTCCTTGATGCTTGGCTCCTTGACCTGCCCACCCTTCTTGTAGCCCAGTCTCTGGAGCCAGTTCAGGTAATCCTCGGAGATGAACTGATTAGGGTCGGTAGTCCGGTAGTCGATCCCCTGAATGCCCCTGCCATGCTTCTGCTCGAGTCCATGCGTCCACTCAGGAACCATCACCTCAGCAGGTGTAGTCCGGTAGATCATCCCTGAGTCATCACCCTCCAGCAGGTATGGGTAGGCTGGATGAGCACCCTTGGTCATCACTGGCTTATGTACGACATTCCCGGTCAGCGTGAATAGAGTATCTCCAGCATGCTCCTGTGGTACTTGTCGCAGTGATGGTTCAGTGAGGTCATGCAGCATCTTATCGACATCGAATATCTGGGCCTTCTTGCCGCCCACTCCCTCACCCCTGATGACATTG